ACAAAGACGACGAGCGCGCGGTACTTGCCCGTGCCTGCGAGCGTCGGTTGTTCCGCGGCGCTGCTCTGAAGGATATCGGCGTGGGTGACCAGAATGTTGTTGGGGTCGGTGATACCCGTATTGGGTATGAAGTAGGTGTGAAGGAGAGTTACAGGTGGAGCATGGGTAGGCAGCGGCGTTCCGGGCGAAACATCCAGCACATAACTCCCTGCGTTCGAATCATAAACAGGTTTGAGCATTAGCCACCTCGCTTACGTTTCGGCTTCTCATGCTCGGAGCGATTTTGCAGGTACTCCGTGATGTGGTAGAGCGCGTCATAGTCAGGCGCGATGGGAAGCCCCGCTGTGGCAACACGGATCCCTGACAGGCACGCCTCTGCGGTTTCTACGAGTTTGCCCTGCTCGTAGCAATACCACAAGTCCACAGGACTATGCATGCCGCCTCCTAGAACCCTGTGATGATGCAGAACGCGCGCGGGCGCAGTACCACATTCGCAAACCGTCCGTAGCAGCGAATGGTGCGCACACGCTGGACGAAGTTGTTGCCTGCAAGCCCGACCTCCACCTGCACGCCGCGGCGCTGATACAGGATGTGCCACTGACGGAACGCTCCGACCAGCGCTGTGTTGGCAGGCATGGCGTTGCTGGGGATCACGGGCACGCCCATCACGGAGGTACCGAGCGCGCTCACAGGATCGCCGAACAGATACCGCCCTGTCGTATCCTTCTCGGTCACAAGCTCGATATAGTCCGCCCAGTTCAGAACGATGGCGTCCGCGTTCGCGTAGCCCGGGGTCGCCCCGCTGCCCGCAACGCGCCCGATCGCGTCAATCAGCGCGTCGATGCGCGGCGTCGTGCCCCGCGCAAAGGTCTGTACGCCAGGGGTGTTAATCACGCCCAAGAGGTTCGGCGCTGTGCCGTTTCCCTGTATCATCTGGGTTTCCACGCGCTCCCGCACGCCGTTGAGTAAGAAGTTATTGATGATCGCCTCCAGCCCTTCGTTATCTTCAATTGCCTCTTCGGTGACGGGCAGGTAGGCTCCGACCGCCTGGATGGGCACGTTGCGCTCCGTGACGCCGAACGACGCTTCAGGCAGTGCGGAACCTTCGGCGGTTTCGGCTGCGTTGGGCGTATGGGTTGTTTGCTCCAGATAGCGCACGCTGCCGAGCTGCGTCGGCACGATGTTTACGACATCGAGCAGATTGAGTGGACGGACGGGGAACGGGACAACGGCGCCCGTGCGCAACGCTTCAGGCGGATAGTCGGTTCGCGTGAGCGTCGCTTTGAGCTGCAGGTCAATATCGTAGTCTTTGCTCCAGGGCACTTGCCCGTACCGTTTCAAGTCGCGCGTGATCGCTTCGCCCAGCGTTTTTGTCGCAGGTGTGAGGCTTGCGGGCGGCGCGAGCGCCGAGGCGTCGGGCATGGTTTCCAGCGCCTCCTTGTGCGCAGGCAGGAGCTCGCTGGCATGTTTATCGAGTTGCGCTTTCAGGTCTTCCGCTTCCCTACGCAGGACGACCAGTCGCTCAAACTGCGCCTGCGTTCCCCGAAATTTGCCCTCTTCGTCCTCGCAGGCTTTGATGAGCGCCCGCGCCTCTTCCAGCGTACGACGATATTTCTCGCTCAGTTCCATGTAAGCCGTTGTCATCGCAAAGCCTCCCATCGGATTCGTTCCAGTTGCCATGCGGATTGCAGTGGATCGGGTTTGGGCGGTTCGATGCGTTTTGCGACGCCCTCTGCGAGCGGGTTCGCGCCTGCGACCACGAAGCTCACCTCGAACACCTCGATGGCGGTCAGCACGCGCACCTCGCCCGTTTCCGCGGAGGTTTCGTACCGCCAATCGAGCGGGCGATAGCCGATGCTCATGGGCGTTGGCTTCCCCGCAAGGGCGCGCTCCGCCACGATCTGGCGCACTTCCTGCGCGCGCGGCGTTGTATGGAACACACCGCGCACATATAACCCGCGTTCATCTTGGCGTGCTTCATCGATCATCCCCACCACTTCGCGCGAGTCGTGCTGCCAGAGTAGCGCGCCGCGTCCCGCGAGTTCACTCAGGTTCACGATCGCCCCTGGCTCGATGCGGTCGCCCACGCGGTCGATGTTCCCAAAGACCGCCGCGTAGCCCTCGAACACGCCCGTTTCGGCGTCGATACTAATCCCAAACTCGACCTGCTTATATTCCAGCACGGCGCAGAGATATTCCCCTAACCCCTAACCGCGCCGATAGCGGTACTCGAAGTAGCAGCGGCAGTTGACGATGCAACGCGATTGCCCAATCGGGGGCAGCGTGCCAATCGGTTGCCATCCCCTTCGGGCATACTCAATACAATCGGGGCAGGACTCTTTTGCCGTGCGCCGACGGCGTTCCTCGGTGAACCCCACGCGCTGCATTTCCAGTCGGCGCGTGTTCTCATAAGTGGCGTAGGCGGCGCGGGCGTAGAGCGCGGCGCGATACGCCGCCTGACCCTGCGAGAGTTTGCCCTGCCGTATCGCCTGTCCGAACCGCGCGAGGTAGTCATACTGCTTGCGCAACTCGCGTCCCACCCGTCCGAAGTCCTCACTGGTCATCTGCGCCCATCCGCCTTTTGCCAGCGCATAGCTCATCAAGTGCGCGATTTTGAGTTTCTGTTTCATCGCCGCGACGAACGCCGCGTCGTCGATTTGCCCTGCGCCCGCCTGTGCGCCGAGCTGTCGTATCTCCAGCGCAAGCGTATCGAGTGCGCGTTCCATCGCAGGGCGCACCGTGCGGTTCCAGTCCACGAACCGTCCCGTGCGCAGGTCGCGATACCTGTGCACGCGCGAATCGTAGGCGTACCTATCCGTTAGGCGGCGTTTCGTTTCCTGCTGGATTCGCGTTTGCACGGGCAAGTAGCAGCGCGGCAAGGTCAGGCGCGTTCTGCTCTGCCCATGCCTGTACCTCGTCGATATCGCGCTGTGTGAGGATAACCGCATCGCCCGCCTCAATTGCCTTCTTCTCCTGCTTCTTCTTGTTGCGCTTCAAGATAGCCCTCCACTGGGGTTCGATTCAGCGGCAACAGCAAAATGTTCTGCGATTCATCGGTCGGCAATCCGAGGGCGCGGCGTACTTCGGCGACAGTGACCACGCCCCTGTCCAGTAAATCGATGTAAATCCGCGCCTGCTCTTGCCGTACTCGTGCCATCGCGGGCACGCTATCCCAATTGGGCACCAGGCGCACGCCTGCGCCATGCACGCGCTCCACCAGTTGCGCCGTGAGTTGCGAGGCGAGGCTCTCGATCAGCGGAGCCATCATACTCTCCCACGCGGCGCGATAGGCTTGATCCGCGTTGCTGTAGGTGGCATGTTCCGTGCCCGCGCCTAAATGCAGCACCATCGGCGGGATGCCCAGCACGGCGCAGATACGCTCCTCGAACAGGTTCGTCACGGGCGATACATCCATCTTGGCGAGGTCATGCTGGAGCAGTTGCACCTCGACAGGCTCTGAGGGAATATACACACGCCCTCTGCCCTCGCGCGTGAACCTTTCGGCGAACTCGCGCTCCATCAGAGCCTGCTGCTCAGGCGCAAGATACGCGGACTGTTTCGGCGCAATCACCAGTCCAATCACGCCGAGATTGCGCAGGATCGCCGTTGCGAAAGTTTGGGCTTCATGGTCGCCCGCAATCGCCCGCCATAGGCTCTCCAGCGGCGACGCGCCATAACGCAAGTCGCTGGAGAGTCCATAACGCAGATGCACCACCTCTTCAGGCGGCACGGTGCGCTTCCCCTCGCTGGTACTCAGCACATAACGGGCGATCAACTTCCGCACGCGCACGCCGTCTTCTTCCACCTCGCCCGTTTCGGCTTGCACGCTTTCGGGCGGATACCACCAGAGCGAGGTAGGACGCCGCCGCGCGCCGCCGTCCAGAATCCAGTAGCTGTTCCCGTGCGTGATCAAGCTCGCCACTGTCGCATGCCAGAGCATGCTGCCATCGTGATAAAAGTTCGGACGCGCGAGCAGCGCGGGGATGGGGGAATCGATCTCGACGCCGTTCCGATCCAGCACGCGCCACTTGACCTGAGCGAGGTTGCGAGCGATCCAGTAGACCGCTGCAGCGACGATGCTGCATAAGAGGGGTTCCCCTGCATCAGCGACATAATCGCGATCCGTCGCTATGGGCAGGTTCCCCCAGAACGCTTGCGAGCGCGGGGGCGGTAAATCCTTACGCCAGAACAGCAGTTTTTTCCACACGCTTGATATTCCCTCTAACTGAACTGTCGTCCATCGAGGCTCGTTTTCACCTTCACCGCCCCGCCGTCGCGGTAGATGATGGCAATCAGGCTCTTGCCCTGCGCCGTGACGGTTTCCACCGCATCGATTTCCGCGTCGTCCGCAGGGCTAATCGCCGTAAACTCACTCCCAATCACCTGAAACGCGCTATCGTATTGCTTGCCGTAGATTGCGCCTGAACGGTAGTAGTAGCAGTAGATTCGCCCGTCGCTGGTGGCAATCAGCGTCGGATGTGCGCCCGTAGCCACCGTCGTTGCCATCGTCCATGCACCTCCTTCGCTTGTTTGTGTGTAGATTCGCACCTCGCTGCCGACCTGTACTGCCAGAGCGAGCCGTTGCGCGGCGGGCAGGTAGACCAGCGCAGGTTGCGTTGCCGTAAGTGTTGCGTTCGTGTCTTCCCAATCTTGGAGTATTACATCGCGTGCATACCCCACATACAGCGTGTTGTTCTGCACATACGCCCGCGCCGCGCGAAACGCCGACGAGCGCGTCAGCGCCACCCACTGACCCGCCTGCTGACTGACGCGCACCACCGCCGTATAGCCGTGAAACGGCGTCGCGCGGGCATAATCCGCGCCCTGCAAGTGGAGATGATAGCGCGGGCTATTGAGGGGTTGCCCATTCCACTGCGTGATGACCTCGTTATTCTCCAGCGCGAGTTCGTGATACACGGCGTGATAATCGCTGAGGCTCTCCAGATAAGTCGTGATAACCTGCCTGCCTGTTTCGCTGCCCCCTGAATCGTATTCCACCCTGTGCAGGTGCAACGGCGCAGCGGGATTGACAATATAACGGCGCAGGGGGCTTATGAGATACTGCCACTGCCCCCAATCGCCGTCCTCTGCAAGCGTCGTTGCGTTGCGTTTACGGCGGGGCAAGCACGCCAGCGGGGGCACTTCGCGGTAGGCGTTCAGCAAGATTAAGAGGGGGCTACTGCGCTGCCTCAAGGGATATACCACTCCCCGCGTGTCCATCCGCAAGTCGGCATACTGACCCGTCCATTCCACGCTATCATACAGCGCATTCGCGTCGGCGGTCATCTGGTGCTGATACGCCTCACCTCGATAGAGCAGGTTGCGGATACAGAGCGCGTCGTAAACGGTTGGAGTCTGATGCACAGGGCGGAGCTGGGGCACAGGCGTCGTGAGTTGGAAATCCAGTCCGCCGTGTCGCCACAGGTGATTGCCATCCACCACCGCCTGCGCATGCGCCGTTGTGGGATACGCTTTGCTTGCGCGCGCGTCGCTGTAGAAGGTGGGATACGCCAGCGTGTAGGGCGTCGGCGCAACTTGTTGGACGACGATACGCAGCTTGGCGGGCGTGCGGTTGCCGAGCATCTCAAAGAGCGTGCGCCGCGCCGCGTCGCCCATCACGCTGCTGCTACGACCCTGCGCCGTGAGGTCGGTTCCCGTTTCGCTGTAGCCTGCCACCTGCGCCGCATAGCTCTGCGCCCAATCGCCCGCATAGACGCTGTCCTGCGCCGACTTGTAGAGGTACAGCGTGCTATCATTCGGGTCAGCGTCCAATAAGACCGTATCGCCTTCAAAATTGACCAGGTAAACCTGCACCTGCTCATAGACGCCTGTGATACTCACGCGCACTTTATCGGCGATGGCAGGGTACAGATACGGCGGCGTCTGCCAGTCGGTCAGGTCAAACTCCAGCGTGGAGGTCGCCTGCGTCGGCGTTGCCACAATCCCCGTGCCTGTAAAGGCAAGGCTTGCCCCAGTAGCACTCCAGCGGGGTTGACTGCTACTGTCCAGCACTTTGCTGCTTGCGGGCGTCATGGCAAGCGCATCAAACCGACACGCGCCCGCCCAAAGCGTCTTATAGCCCAGCAAGTTGTCTTCCACAAACGACAGGTACGGGCTGACCGTGAGCGGTTCCAACACGCACTGATTGCGCTGCTTCGTTTTCTCGGCGGGGGGCAGTTCGGGATGCCAGAGCCACTGCTGCTGGAGCGGACGCCAATACTCGTCGCGGCTTACGGGCGTTAGGGGCACGCCCAAGCTCCAGTCCTCGAACCACAGGAAGTAGCTCCAGTGCGGGTTCGCCCAAGTGTTGATGTACCGCGCGATTGGCTCCTGATGCTGATAATAACCGAGCATGTCGTCGGATACGCTGGGGTAATCCAGCACGGCACTGACCTGTTTGGTGTCCGATTGGAATCGCAAGGGGCTGTCGGGCGGGCACATGCAGGTTGTGAACTCAATCGGTGGTTCTTCGGGCGGCACATTCGGGCAGTTTCCGGGGGCGACGACCTCGTTCGGGCGCGTGTGCTGATAGTTCCACTCCGCTTGCCATCGGTACGGAGCTGTGAGGTCGCCCTCGATGGGCGTTGTGAGGGGGTGGGAACCGCCAGCGTACACGCCCAGAAACTCTGCTGTGAGCGGATGTCGCACAACGGTATCGGCGTTGGTCTCCATGCAGGTAATGTCGTTCCCGCATTCCAAGCGAAACCGCGAGCTTTGCGTGGAGCGTATGACTTCAGCTTTCGGGAGCGGAGCGCGATAAATCAGGGCGCGAATCGGTTCCGTGCTGAGCAGATCAAACACACGCGGCAGGTTCGGTATGAGCCACACCTGCGCACTTTCGTTTTTGCCCTCCGTGATGATGTCGCGCCATCGGTAAACATACGGCACGGTTCCTGGGTTGCCGTTCGAGTCCACGCAGAAACAGCTCGCCTGTTGCCACTCAGTTTGCGAGTAAAACGCCATCGCCCGCGCCGTGAGGCTCGCACTGACCGTATCCGTGGCGCTCATCTGGGGCGTGTAGGGTAAACTGAGTCCACATCCTGCACTTTGGGGCGAGTCTATCAATAATCGCACGGGGAACGCTTGCCACTGATTGTCGACGCGCACCTCCCATCCTCCAGTGACCTGCACCTGTGCCGTGCTACTATCACTGTAGGCTCCTGCGGTATTCGGGGGCGCATAATCCGCCGTCGCCGACGCGCCGATCTGTGTCCAGAGCAGCGGCACCGCGGCGGGGGCTTTATACCGCTCTCCAATCATCTCCACGCTATAGCTCCCCCCGCTCCACGACTGCACCAGCGTATTGCCCCGATAGACCTCCACGCCCTGCCAAGTCAAATAACACTCCACCTCGCCCCCTACCGCACGCATGTACCAGCGCGGGGCAATCCATTCCATCCTCAGAGTGCCCCCATTTTCGTTATTTGCCGTAAAGGTGTAGGTATTCCCAAGAAACTGCGCCGTGAACTGGGTTTGCGCGCTTCCGTTCGCGTCCCGCTGTATGACAATCTGCAACAGTGCGAGTGCGTACCAATCGCTCAGGGAGCGCGCATGCCTACTTTGGAGCGTCGCCGTAAGCGTGTAAACGCCCGATGCGTCAGGCGTCGCTGTCAGCGTATAGCGGAGTCGTTCCCACGCGCCAATCAGCCCCGCCTGCACTACAGCACCTCCGTCAGTCCCTGCGCCTCGCGCACACGCTCCTGTGCAACCTGCAGGTACTCAGCGTTATGCTCGAACCCGATACACTGCCTGCCGAGCCGTGCGCAGGCGACGGCGGTCGTACCTGAGCCGAGAAACGGATCCAGCACCACCTGCCCCTCGCAGGTGAGGAGTCTGACTAGCCGCTCCATCAAGGGGAGAGGTTTCTCGGTAGGATGGTATCGGCGCGCGTGGCAGCGCGGGTTCAAGAATGACCACACATTCCCCACTTGGCACGCCTCGAAGTTGATTGGGATATGCTTTGCTCTGTAGCGTTGATGCACTTGGTGGCGAGCGTCGGTAACCGGTTTAAAGCGGTACTTGCCATGTTTGATTGCGTAGTACAACTCCCCAAACGCCCTGCGGACACTCTCAATGTCTACCCCACCCACTCCCAGTAGCGGTATCTTGGTATCCCAATAGGGCGCGGTCTTATCGTACAATCGCGCCTTGCCCTTGCGGTAGAGCAGGATGCTCTCGTGGCTGCGCAAGAGTCCGCTCGGCGCGGGCGTCTGGGTACGCTTAAGCCACACGATATGCTCCACATACCGCCACCCTGCCTCTGTGATGTACCGATGTTGCTCACACATACTCGGCATCTGCCCGAAGGTGGCAAGCCACGCATCGCGCTTTGCCACGCGATAGCACTCCCGCCAGAATTCGGGGCGTGGGGGCGTGTCTAGATGCGCGTCGGCGTCCTGGAACACGCCATACGGCGGGTTCGTGATGATGGCATCGACGCTCCCGTCCGTTAGCTCGCAGATGAGATCGTGCGCGTCGCCCAGCAGCAACCTCATACGCCCAGCCACCTGCGGATATGCTCGATAATCGCCGCGCGTACCTTGCCCTCGATAATCTGGATCACCGCGACGGGCACATCGTAGTCTTTGGCGAGTTTATCCCGCACGCCCGACGGTAAGACCAGCGCACGGGTTTCCAGATAGCGGATGAGTTCCTCCGCGATTTGTTTCCCGATGCGTTTCCGCAGCGCGTTCAGTAGGTTCATGGGATTGCCTCCTCAGCGATTTTCTCGGCGCGATAACGCGCCGCGAGTATCAGTTCGCCCTGCTTCGGCGTGCCGAAGCCCTCGTCGATATCGAGGCTCAGCACGCGGTATTTATGGCGGATATTCCCCTCCACAATCCCGACCACATCGCCGCGCCATACAGGGAGCCGCACGCCCCCCTGCACATAAGTCAGCAGCATGCTCGTCCATTCGGCGAGGTAGCGTCGCACGGTGAGTTTGTTCGCCAGATAATCGCGCACGCGCTCCGCGTCGGCAAGGCGCGTGATGGTGTAGTCCACCCATCCATAGCGACGGGGCGCGCCAATCCAGTTATTCGGGCGACTGGCGGGCGCAAGCGTCGGGTCCATACTCGCATAATCCCGATAAATCGCCTGTATCGGACGCCGCGCGTTGGGATCCCATCCCGTGACAATCACTTCATTTGCTTCTGGCTCGATCAGGTCGTGGCGCAGGTCTTGCACTGTATGCCAGAGCCACGCGGCGCCTTGCGCGACCTGCGCCTCTTGTGAGGAGAGGTACACATCCACGCGCGTTGTGTCGTCATACGGGCGGAACACGAGTTTCCAGCCGCTCGGCGTCGGCTTGAATCCGAGAAACCAATCCCATGCGTAGGATTGCCATAATCGGCGCACCCATTCCCCCGCGTTATCGCCCACTTTGGGATAGACCGCCCATTCGCCTCCGCCCTGCGCCGCTGTGGTGGGCAGCAGCACGCCCGTATCGCCCAAGTCCAGCAGGCTATCGGGCAAGCCCGCCTGATGGCAGAGCTGCCGTATCGCCTGCCCGACTTCCAGTCCATCGAGCGGCGTCGGGTCAAACAATACAGCGTCGGCAAGCGCGCGCCACAGGTCTTTTGCTGCCAGCCGAAACCGCGCTTCAAAAGAGCCTTCGGGAGGAATGAGGTCGGGCGGGTAGGCGCGTCCGCGAAACAGAGGCACATCGACGGCGTACAAAGGGTGTGTCCACACGAATTCCACGCCGCGATTGTCCTGCAGCGCGTCGCTTGCAAGCCACTGGCACTCGGCTTCCATCACGGCGTCTTCAGGCTCCGCACCGATGCTGATGGCAAGCGTGCGCGTGCGATTAATCAGGCTCACAGGCGCGTTCGGCGTATTGGCAAACTCAGGCGCGATCACGCACGCCGCGCCGTAGACAAACGGCGTCCAGCTCCCGTCGCCTGTGAGTTGCACGCGAATCCTGCCCTGCTTGAGGTTCCCATCGGGCGTGAAATCTGCGCTGTTGTCCACCTTGCGCAGGCTCCCCGACACGCTCAGCCCCGTGCGCCCCTGCATATCGTGGTACACGGTGGTCTGGATGGTGCGCCCCGTACTCGGCGCATAGCGGTACTCCTTGACGATGCTGAGCGCGTAGCCTGAGGTGCGGTACTTGAGCGGGGCGAACTGCATGGTGATCACGCCTTTGGGGATGTAGACCAGAAACGCGCCCTGCGGCGTGATGTCAGGATCGCTATCGTCAGGATCTAACTCCTCGAACACATACTCAGCGCAGCCGATACTCGTGAGGATTAAGAGGCTGCGCCGACGGCAGGGGATGAGCAAAGCGTAAAAATCCTGATTCTGCACGGATTGGACGGGCGTGCTGCTCTGCTGAGGCGCGTTATCGCGCAGATTGACGCTCCCCAGATAGTCCGTACCGCGATACACATCGACGCGCCCGTCCACCCAGAACCGCAGTCCGACGCCCGCCTGTGTGCCCTGAAGCCAGTTGCACTCCAGTGCGACGCGCTGCTCGGCGGTGTAGGCATAGAAGTGCGCCGCCACATACCACGCCTGATTTTTCGGGTAGGTCGCCGTCGTTTGCACGGCGCGGGCGTTCGCATCATCGTCAGGCAAGCCCGCCGCGTGAATCCAGTAGTTGCCCGAAAACCCGCGCTGGTACTCGCGAAAGTTGCTATCACTCGCGCGGTTCGTATCCGACAGGCGCAGGCGGTTATAGGGGCTACTTGCGCTCGTTTGCCATTCGGGGGTGAGCGGTAGAGGGCGCAGCATGAGGGTGTAGGTCACGGGATCCACCCAGACATCTTGCGAGCGCGCGGCGTCCCACTCTTTCCCTGTCGCAATCACGGCGAGGCGGTCATACAAGAGGCGCGGTTCCGCAAAATCCATGCGCAGGTCGGTCATACCGCTCTCACCCCGCGCAGGCGTCCGATGAGCTGGCTAATCAGTTGCTCTGCTTCTTGCGACGCGGGGCGAGGCTGATAGCGCGTGAGGCGCAGGCGCGTGGCAAGGCTCACCCCGCGCTGTCCGAGTTCCCCGCCACCGAGCGCGATTCGTTGCAGGTCGACAAGCTGGCGTGTATGCTCGGCAATCTGGCGCGTGTTATCGCTAATCCGTTGCAACTCGTTCACCTGCCGCGTGAAGTAGTCGCCCTGCGGGGTGGACACTTGCGGGGCGACCCCGGGCGCCATCTGGAACTGGCGCATCAGCTCGTCGGCGCGCCGCTGGATCTGCTCGAACACCTGCATCAGCGGCGCGAGGCTAAACCCGCCGAGTTGCGCGTCAATCCCAAACCGCCTGAGCCAGTCCGCAATCGTTTCGAAGGCGCGGTAAACCATCTGCAGGAACGAGCTGATGACCTGTATCCCTGCCTGCACCACGGCAGGCATCATCTCAATCACGGCGACGGCGGTAAAGAGCGCGCGGGTCGCCGCGTCCAAGAGTTGCTGATTCTGCAGGATACGCGCCATCCGTTCCCCCATCATGCGGGCGACGCCGCTGTCCTCAAGGAACCGCATAACGCTCTGGATGCGCTCGATAATCGGCGTGAGGGCGGGCAGGATCACGCGCCCGATTTCGGCAAAGACGCGTGTGAAGCTATCGCGCAGGTTGCTCAGTTGCACCGCGAGTGTTGCGCCCATCACGGCGGCGACGCCGCCGAACCGCGCCTGCGCAATCCGCTCAATCGCCGCGAATACCTCGCGCACGCTGCTCTGGATCTCGCCCGACGCGCTGATACGGATCCCCTCTGCCATGAGATCCCCTGCGCTAATCCCGACGCGCCGAAAGGCTTCCATCGCCTCGCCAAACTGACCCGCCGCCATCCGCCCAAACGCGCTCGCAAGCATCTCCAGCGTTTCACGGCTCGCCCCAAACGCCGCCGCCATCTGAGCCACCAGCGGCAAAATCCGCTCGATGTTGAGTCCAAACGCTTCCAGCTGCGTCGCGACGCGCACAATATCGGGGAACTCAAAGACGCTCGTTTCGGCGAAGCGGAGCAGGTACTGCATCCGCTCGCGGGCGGTGTCCACACTGCCCGTGAGTGCCACGAACACGGCTTCGAGTTGCTGAAGCTCTGCAGCAGTGGGCACGGCGGCGCGTCCAATCGCGTACAACGCGCCCGCACTGCCCGCAAAAATCCCAATCGCGCCTGTGAGGACGGCGGTGAGCGTGGCAATCGCTGCGCCGAGTGCGATCACGAGGGGATTGGCACTTGCAAGCGCGGCGAGTACGCCCGACGGCGACAGGGCAGCCCCTGCCGACGCCGCGCCTGCGATAGCCCCCAAACTCTCATACTGGCTTTTGAAGCGTTGCAACGAGCGCGTCATGCGGTCGACCTGCCCGCTGAACTGGTCGACCGCCCGAAAGACCGTTACGAACTCATCCACGACCCGCATCGCGCTCTTCTACCTCCAGCAGTTTCAGCGCCGCCATCGTGCGCACGGCTTCCCAATCGCTTTCGCTCCACTCCCCCATCGGACGGCGCAGGAGTTCGATCCCGACCTGCGCATAGAGGCGATAGAGCGGGTTCATGCGGAGCCTTTTTTTTCCAGTTCAAGCGCGCGCTGCTCCGCTTGCCCCACCGTTCCGCCCACAAGCTCAACGACGCGGGCAAAGAGCTGCCCCGCGGCGACGCCTGCCCTGCGTACAAACGCGCCCCACTGCACCTGTGTCCATTCGGGCTGCTTGCAGAGCGCGTGTAAGAAAAACACCAAGCGCAGGTCGCTCTCGCTCAGGTCGCGCAGCTGCTCATACGGCTCGCCCTGCAACCGCTTGCAACCCGCGATAAAGGCACGGCTCTGCTTTTCGAGTCGTTCCCATTCGCCGTAGCTTTTGGGGATGGCGAAGGTGAACACAATCGCCTCGCCCGACTTGCCCGTGAGACTCACCTCACAGGTTTCAGGCGGCTCCAGCTCTTGCAGAATCTGCTCGAAGTCCTTCATGGCTTAGCTCGTTGCGCTGATGGTTAGTGCGCCTTGCCCGACGATGGTGGCGCGTATCATAATCGGGTCGCTCGTGATTTCCACAGGCGCGGTTTCAATAATCCCCTGCCCCGAATAGAGGTCGCCCTTTGCCGCGCCAGGCGGGTCATACGCAATCTGGAACTGCAAGGCGCGGTTATTCTGATAGGCGTCTAAGAATATCTGCTTCATGTCCGTGCCGTTGGCAGTGCCCGTGAGGTACGCATTTACCGTGATACGCCAACGCCTGCTGACCGTGAGCGGGTATTCCCAAGCGTCCTGCAACGCCTTCGCGTCGCGGTTCTCGTTTTGAATATCAATCGTGATGGACTCAATATCGCCCACGACAGAGGTGAAGTTCGTGGGCCAGGTGCCATCCGCGTTCTGGACTTTCCACCCGCAGACCGTGATATGCTGCCCGTAGAGCCTCGATCCCTGCATGCCCTGATATTCCCTTAGCGTTGCAGGCTCTCACGGTGCTTGCGAATGCGTTGCCCTAAGCGGGCGTTATGGCGACGGCGCATTTCTACCCAGAACCCGCGCGGGAGCATTTTCGCTGTACCTTGCGGAGCCAGCACGAACTTCGCATGCGGGGCGGTGAACTGGAGTTGCGCCTGATTTTCCCCGCGCCGAAACACGCGCAGGCTCGCCTGCAACCGTCCCGTCTGGCGGTTAATCGGCAGGGGCGGGATCAGGGTATTTCGGTGCCGACGGGCGAAGGGATGCCCCATCGCCCGCAGCTGCGCCGTACTCAGCGTTCCGCTCGTGAGTTTCAGCGCGTCGGCGCGGGCGGCGTCGACGGACGCCTGCAGCGTGATTTTCAGGCTCCTGCGGAGCTTGCCCTTCAGCGTACTGCCCCTGTCGTAGAGTTGCTGTTTCGTGAGCCTCAATTCTGAACCCTCCGATTCCAGACTCAGGCATGGATACTCACCTCCATTCGGATTGCGAAAGCGTTGCTCTGCTCTAACGCCACATCGGGATTGGGGTCATAACTTTCCACGCGCACGACGCAGGCAATCGGCTCGGCGTTCGTGGGGATACCGGTTGTCCCGTGCAGCTCGTCGTAGAGCCGCTGATACTTCTCGCGCTTCCCTTCGCCGACGCTTGCGCCCATAAGGTCATTCAGGGTGAACACGCCGTAAACCGCATAGCGCCACGCCTGATACTTGCGCAAAAGCCCCGCGTTCGGCTCGGTTATATCGGGCAGGCGTTCCAGTACGGCGTAGGGCGGCGCGGTCTGCTCTAACGGCGGGCTATCGTACACCGCGCAGTTCCAGGTGTCGCTTATCCGCTGTATCAGCCACGCTTCGATGGATTCGGTCATAACGCCTCCAGCAGCACGCGGGTATGGTCAAGAGGGAGATTCGCGCGGTATGGCTCCGCCGCCATCACCCGAAACCGCGCGTTATCGCTCTCGCGCTCCACCACATCCCCCGCATACCAGCGCAGATTCGCGTCCGTGTAGAGGTAGTAATCGACGCGCTGGTCATGGTAGTAGACGGCTTGCCCCTCACTGCTTCGGGCGGGCGTGAGATACCCCGTATAAGTTCCGCTTTGCAGGCTAAGCGTCGGCTCGCCCTTCACCGCGCCCGTGAGGGGCTGTTCGAGGTGATAATACTTGTAAGTGCAGTTCACGAGGATCACAGCCATCGTCGTTCCCACCTCTTGGCGACGGATTCGAGGGGCGATTGGTACTGACCCTGCGCATACTTAATCTGCAAATCGCCCTGCTTGAGCGATTCGATGAGCTGGTCGGTGGGCGTGGGGCGATACTCGCGCAGGGCGTGCGCTGCAGCGTCGAGCAAGACCGCATGCCAGACATCTTCGGGGACGAGGTTGTCGCCGTTGGGCGCGAAACCGAACTTCGCGTCGATAGACACCTCGCCCGACGCGGGGCGTTTGAGCTGAACCCAGCTCGCACGCCCCCATTCATCGGTTTGAATGATGTAGTCGCTGGCAGAAAGTTCGATGTTGTTCACGACAATCTTTACCGTTGTTTCTGTCGGTAGCAGGTACGCAGGGAACCGCGAGAGCAGGCGCAGATGCTCGCCGTGATAGAATCGCGTGAGCGCCGTCGGCTTCCAGGGTCGGCAGCGCGTGAGCGTTTGTAAGGCGTCAACGGCAGAATCGAGATACCGCTGACGCTCGCCCGCCGTCGTATTGGATACGCCCAGGCGCGTGAGCAGGGCTTGCAGGTCACTCGTGGTCGGAAAGTCCGTCATGGTCTTTCTCCTTGAGTTTGCGCAACAGTTTGCCCGCAACGGGGATACCGAGCGCGTCGCAGTTTTCAACGATGCTCACCAACTCGCCGAGCGCAACCACATACGCCGCCCAAGTGCTGAAGGGATACGCCTCATCGCCGAAGTAGCGTTCGAAAAGCCACATGGGGACAATCAGGGCGATACTGAGGAGCTTCTGTACCAGCCCCTCAAAGTACCTGCGCGAGCGGATCACTTCGCCCCTGTGGTAAGCGGCGGCGACGCCTGTGAGGATATCCACGATCACGAGCGTCAAGAGCGCGCCGATGGCTGTCGGCAGGTTCGTGACGCTTGCTAATACAACGGCGAAGCCGACTTCCAAGAGTTGATACCCGTGCCAGTGCTTGAGTAGTAGCATCAGCCTTGCCCCCTGAGTCCCGTGCGCGCTCGGATCGGCGCGAGGTTCAATCCCTTCGGGTCGCTCTTGCGCCCGCGCGGGTAAGCGACTTCCGCGTGGCTCACCAAGTAGCGCAACGAACGCACTTGCCCTTTGAGTTGCTCGATCAGGTTGATGAGTGCTGCCACCTGATCGTCGGGATAGGGATCGACGCCGTCGTTGCGGTTTTCCAGCGCGATCCCGATACTGCGCGCGTTCACATTTTTCACGGTCTTACCACCGATGATCATGCGGCACACGCCCGCGTGCCACGCTTGGCGATGGAGCGGCACAAGTTGGCGCACCTCGCCCGTCTTGCTAATGATGTAGTGATAGCTCACTTTGCTTTCGGGGTTCATGCACCACGCGACCGCACCGTCGAACTTGCCGACGGTCGCATGCAGCACGATTGTATCGATGGGCACGCCCTCGGGGCGCGCGCTCTTATTGGGCGACCATTCCACGCCCTGATATTCCCTCACCGCCCCCATCCCTCACCGCCCCCAGAGGTCGCTGGACACGACCTGCAACGGGCGGCGCATGAGGTGGAGCAGGGCTTGACTTGTGGCGTCGACATGGTCGTCGTGCGCGCCGTTGGGGAACGCAAGATGTTGCTGGATCCATGCGTCGAGCCACGGCGCGGACTGGGGCAGTAGTACTTTACCTGCGTCAAAAGCAGCGAGTGCGAGTTCCGCGCGCGCCAGTTTGCTGCCCTGCGGTTTGAAGGGCACGACGGGCAGGCGCGTGTGGGCTTTCAGGTCTTGCAGCAGGGATTGCCCCGCCGCGGCGTCTTCAATTAGCACCGCCACGGCGCGCCATTTCGCGGCGTACTCTTGTACCACGGAGCGCAACCGATGATAAGGCACGCGCCCTTGCCACGAATCGAGCAGGTAGAAGTCCACATCATCTGTGCCCCACACATCCACGACGCTGTAGTCGCTTTGCCCGTGCGGTTTGAACGCGGTATCGATGCTGAGGATCACGCGCAGGTGGTTCGGCGGCGCGGTGTAGCGACGGCTGAAGTGCTGCAGGCAAAAGAGGTCGCCGTCGGCGGGCACGGGCGATTGCTGATACAGGGCACTGAACACGCGCTCGCCCATCACGGTGCGCCGCCTTTGCAGTTCCGCTTTGCTCACGAACGCGCTGCAGAGCGGCTCGCCGACGCGCCTACCGAGCGGGTCGCCCTTTTCGGCAAGCGCGGGCAATCGGATATGGCGGTAGGGCACGCGGAGCGACTGGGCGTATTCCAGTAGCCTGCCTGTGAGGTCGCGCTCGTGCCAACGGGTTTGCACCAGCAGGAGTTTGCCCCCCTCATGCAGGCGCGTGTAGGCGGTGGAGGTGAACCAATCCCAGACGCCCTCGCGAATCGTTTGCGATTGGGCTTCCTGCCAGTTCTTGTGCGGGTCATCGATAATGAGCAGATCCGCATGCTTACCCGTGATAGCGCCGCCCGCGCCTGCGGTCGCCATCCCGCCCCCGTAGCGTGCGATGTGCCACCAGTCCGCCGCTTGACTGTCATCAGCGAGGCGCACGCGCCCGCGCTCCATGAGCAGATTGCGCACTTCGCGTCCCCAATAGCGGGCGAAGGTGGCTTCGTAGCTGCATAACAGCACCGTCTGGTCGGGATGCTGCTCCAGATACCACGCGGGGAAGTAGCGGCTGCAGAGTTGCGATTTGCCATGTTGCGGGGGCATGTTGACAATCAGCCATCGGTACTCGCCCCGCGTCAAGCGCTCCAGAGCGTAAGCGAGGTAAGCGAGGTGAGGGTAAGGCACCCACCGCTGATGGCTACTCTGGTAAGCGTAGCCGATCAGCGTCGATTCCAGCAGCGCGTAGGACGATTCGATAGGCGGCGCGAAGGTCTTCATCGGAGAGATCCCACCTTACAGTGCCCGCATGCTCGACGCGCACTTTCTCGCCATAGAGGTCGGGCTGCCAGTGGGTGAGCAGGTACTTGACCGCCCACGGCTCGCCTGCGCGCGCGCGCTGCACAAGCGCGAGCTGCACCTCGTCGATGATCCCCTCTCGGATCTCTTGTAGCACCTGCTGCAAAGCGGGATGTCGCTCGATGTAGCGATAGAGGTGCTGACGGGAGCAACCGAGCTTTCGGGCGGCGTAGAGGATCACGCCCTCCGCCTCGCGCAGGGCGTCCTCAACGCGTTTCAGGTTCATGCGGGTGTACTTGCGCTTCTTCATGCTGCTGCGATATTCCCGTAGCGCGTTCGAGCTTGCGCACGGCGTCGGCGACGGCGACGCGCACCTCGTCGGCTTTGCGCTTGGGGATATAACGCAGGCGGATTTTTTCGTACCGCTGATCTTCGGGCAGATGGGCGTATTCGATGTAGAACAGCGCGAGTAAATCCCATTCGTCGGGCGCCAGGGCGTCTTTGACGCTCAGGTACTCATAATCGATGGTTTCCACGACGGGGCTATCGCGCTCCAGCAGGGGCACTTGATAGCGGCGTTTTCCATCGCGCGTGATGTAGCCCATCGCCCGCAGGTGATGGAGTATAGCGGAGCGCATCACCTGTGTCAGGTAGGTAGATAGCGAGCCTTTGGCGGGATCGTAGTCCCGCCATTTCTTGAGGACGGCGAGGCGGGCGGTTTGTGCGAGATCCTCACCAAGGGGCGAGCGGGGGCTGATGTTGCGCTCTGCCAAAATGAGGTTGATGAGCGGAGGCAGCGTGTCCAAAAACGCCTCCAAACAGGCGTCGAGATCACGCTGCAGCAGGCGCAGCTCATTCAGGAGCCGTATCCGCTCCTGTTCCCAGTCGCCCATGATGCATCAGATATTCCCTTAGCACAGGGGGCGTAAGTGTACCTTCGCGCGTCACATGTGTCGTATTTTGCGCGACGGCGAGGCTCCTGCTTGCCCCGATTTTGGGCTACGCGCCGTCGGCGAGGTGGCTGCTCGTCGGCGGTTGCACCCGCCCTTGGGGGCGGGTGTGGATTGAAACGATTTGCTTGCCGTGCGCCAGCGCGATGGCAAGATGCTCGCTGTGGAGGTGAAGTGCAAGGCGCGGCGGACTTACTCGCGCACGGCAATCGAGTCGATGACCGCCTGCTCCTCGCGCACCGCTTGCAACACACGCTGCAGCGCATGTTGCAGCGCGAGTACGGCGACCTCATCGACGCACTCGCGCACCACACGCTGCAGCGACGGCTGCAGCACATGTTGCAGCTCTGTATCCTCGTAGCACGCATCCACCCACACGCGCAAGTTGCTCGCTGCGGCAAAAAGCTGCAGCACAACGAGGCACAAGCGCGGATCCTTGAGCAGCTCGCTTTCCGCTTCCAGCAGCGCACGGAGCTTCACGCGGTCAGGACGCCTGTCTTCAGGTAGCCCTGCGATGCCGACACGCGCGTCGGCATCGTTCAGGTCATCCAGCGCGGGCGCGTTGGCGAGCGTGTCGTACAGGTCGCCATCGCCGCTCCAGCGTTGCCACAGCAGTGCCGCGCTGCATGGCAGGCTGGGGTCTTGGTGGTGATCGAAATACCGCTCGTCATCCCACATGCCACCAATGTCGAAGGCGATATCCTGTTCGCCGAGCGCTTCTGGAAGTTTGGGAACACGGCGAACTTCGTAGCCCTTGAGACGGGCGGTTAGAGCGCCGAGGAAATCGTCCAAATGATTCGCGCCTGCGTGTGTATAGGCGACCATAGTAGCAAGTAGAGTATACCCGATTAGATGCCCGACGCCGATAGCCCGCGCGCGTTGCTGCTCGTCGGCAAGGCGCACATAATGTTGAGGGCGTGTCCTACTGCAATTTCGCGCGAATTTAGGACAAATTGCCCCCCATTTACCCTTCAGGGCTTGACCTTTGCCTTCGGAGTGTGCTATAATATATCATATCCCGAAGGAGGCGTTATATGGATAAGACGATTGGCAGGATTGTCAGGGAACTGATGCTGGAGCATGAGTTGAGTTATGACGAGCTGGCACGGATTGCTGGATTGTCGCACGTCACCCTGCGCGGGATTGTTCAGGGGCGCATCCGCAAGCCTCACCCTCGCACGATAGCGAAACTCGCACGCGCCTTCGGGCGAGACCCGAAGGAATTCGCGGATTTTCTGGGGGTGGAAAATACATAACTGCCCCGAATGCTTCGGTCAGGGGTTCGTAGTCTACGAGGTTCTCGCAGGCTACTCCCCAGAGTTTGGGGAGTATGTAGCCGACTGGCGCGAGTATCCGTGCCCCCTCTGCGGTGGCACGGGGGAGTATGACGAAGATTTCGAGGCGCTGTGCAATATGCCAGCGCAGGAGTTGAAAGAGTATGCTGGCGAGGCGTGGGACGCCTCGCCCCAGTGAGAGAGTAGGAGGCTAAGATGTTGAAACTTTGTTTTTGCAACGGGAACCTTATCATCAGCAGCGATCCTGTTGAGGCGCTTCTGGTTCAGCAACGCTCTAAGAAGTGCA